ATCGCCGCATCGCCCTTGACCGGACCGATGCGGCGCAGCGCGAAGGGATGCAGCGCGACCCCGGCGCGGGATGAACGCAGCGCGGCCGCAAGCCTGCCTGCGACGGCGACGGCGCCGGTGGCGTAAACATCGACCCTGAACCCGTGCTGCACCGTGCGCGATCTGCGCTCTGCGATGCGTTCGACGCCGCCGACCATGACGGCGCGGAAGCACGGCTGATCACTCTCGCCGAGATCGACCGCCCCCAGCGGCGTGATCAACCCATACGGCCCCTTCGGGCGAGGCGCGGACTGGTGGGCGAACACGACGTCGATCAAGGGGTCGGCGCCCGGCGTGGTCGCCGACAGTTCGCTCTCGGTCGCGACGAACAGCGCGCGCAGAAGATCAGACGCGTCGGCCATGGTCGCGCACCAGCTTGCAATAGGCCCGCCAAAACCCGCCTTCGACACGGCCGGCCACGCGGATCACCTTGAAGGCCTGCCCCTCCGGCGTGATCACCTCATCGGCCTGCGCGCCCGCATCTTCGTCGGCGGCATGAAGCTCGGTTCGGCACCAGATGATGACGCCGCCCTCGACCCGCTCGCCCTCCGGTTGGCGGAGAAGATCGGCGGTTGTGGGGGACTGAACGACGGCGGTCGTTTCGAACGAGACGGGCAATCCTTCGGCCCAGCGGCCCGCGACGTAGGAGCCCGGCGCCTTCCGGCTGATCGTGGCGGGTCGCTCGAAAAACGACAGCGCGATCTGAGCGAGGCCCGTGACGCTGGTCATTCGTCAACCTTCCAGGTCACGGCTTGCAGCATGCGCCCGGTGTCGATCAGCGTCGCGGACGAGCCCTTCAACGCGACCGTCATCGGCGAGTTGGCGGGTCCCATGCTGGAGCCGATCTGAGCCTGGATCAGCCGCGCGCCCATGTCGCCGATCCGCTCAAGTGACTGGCGCACCTGCGCGTCGCCTTTGATCAATGCCTTGGCCTCTTGGCGCACGAAGGCGCGTATCTGACCCTTGCCCTTCATCATCGCGATGGTCAGGAACGGGCGCGGCGGGATCGGGCCGGAAATGCCGAACTTTCCGTTGCGAAAGAACACGTCGCCCTTGGCGCGCGAGGTGCCCTCGTGGTTCCAGTATGCGATCGAGATCAGGTCGCCCGCGACCTTGCCGGCGGGGAAGCCGACCTTCACCTTCGTCGGCCCCTTGAGTCCTGACAGGATTTTCTGGAGCCGACCTTTCAGATCGCCGGACTTCTCCAGCGTCGTCGTGATCTGGATCACGCGACCGCCACCGCAGGGAAGGACCGCGCGCGCAGGCGCAGAAACTCAAGCCCATAAGGCGTCGACGCAAGATCGCCGGCATAGGCTTCGGAGAACGCGCCCCCGCCGCTCGACGATGAATGCGCGCCCTTCGCGCCGAACGCGACCTTCACATCCCCCACCGCGACCGCCGAGACGGCCCCGGCGGTTTCGACCGTCGTTCCGCCCGGCAATGTGATGAATTGCGGGCCGCCCCCGGCGGAACCAAGGGCGGCTGCGACATAGTGGGCCGCCAACGCCATCGTTGCACGATCCACGTCCGTATCGATCCACATGGCGCGATCGACCTCGGACGCGGCGTCGCCAATACAAAGGGCGATCAGTCCTGCGTTCGCGGCGGCGAGCGCGGGATATCGCGCCGTCAGATCGGCGGGCTCGATCGGCATCAGCCTTTGGCCTTGCCTTTGGCCGGAGCGTCGGCGCCGGCCGCGGCGTCAGCATTGGTCGCGACCTCGGCGAGCCAGCCCTCGTCCACCCACGCCTTCACGACGGGATGCTTCTGGGATTCGGCCCACACGTCCGCGTCGATCTGCGTCTCGCCGCCGGCGCGAATCGCCGCGCCGGACGGGAGAATGAGGTCGCCGCGAGAGCCGTTGACGATGGTGATCTTCGACATGAGCGCCCCCTCAGTAGCCATCGGCGTAGCGCACTTCTTTCGGAAGCCGCACGTCGACGCCGCCAAGGCGGAAGATGCCGGGCACGACGTAGCGCAGACCCTGCACCTGCACGTCGAGGAAGCGATGCGGCATCGGCACATGCATCTTGAGCACCTCCGGCGCGTTGCGATACGCGATCATGCGCTGCGTCCCGCCGGCGCCGGCGGTTTCGAGCCCGCGCAGGCCCCGGATCGTGAGCGGCCGCCCCGTCGTCGCGGTGTAGACGTTCGCGCGCATGAGGAACGACAGGACGGTCTCGCCCGTATCTCCGAGTCGCTTGGACGCCAGAAGATTCTGGCGATCGAGCGACATGAGCAGCGTGTCGGCGATGGAGGTATAGCCCGTCCCGGCATAGACGCCGGAGAGAATGGCGTTCACGTCGGCGAGGGCTTCGTCGCCGGTCTTGCTCGTCCACAGCGGCGAGCCTCCGACCCCGTTGGGCACGCTCGCGGCGGTCACGCCGGGATAGTTGAACAGGCCGGAGAAGCCCTTGAGCGTGTCGCCATCGAACGCCACTCGGTCGATCATTTCCTCGGAGACGCGGCGGGCGAGGTTGGCCTTCGTGGATTCGAGCGGGATGCCGAGCATCTGCGCTTGAGCGATCTCCTCGATGCCGTAGTCGTAGCCGATGCCGGCCATATGGATCGAGGTCTCGCCCTTGTCCATCTGGACGCCGACGACGGGAACGTCCGACGCCTTGTCGGCGATCCAGCGCGCCTTTCCGACGCCATCCATCGACATGTAGGTGACGGTTTTCGCCCACGGATTGCCGGTGGTTTCGACCGGCACGATGCCGCGATAGCGGATGTCCGGATATTTGATCGCGTAGACGGTCGGCTCGATCAACGTGATTTGCGAGAGGACGAAGCCGAGATTCGACTGCATCGCGTCGCTGGTGAAGTTCATGCTCATGGATGAAGGCTCCCTTAGCCGATGCGGAGCGGCACGAGCGCGCCCGCGCCGGCCGACGCGTCGAACCGGCCGTTCGGAATGGCGGTGTTGCCCGACGCGACATTGGTGATGGCGCCGGCCGTGGTGAAGTAGGCCGGCTCTCCGGCGACGACCGCGACCGACGCGGTGACCCAGATCAGACCCTGCCGGAGCACGAGCGCCGTCTCATTCGCGGCATAGGTGTTGGTGACGCCGGCGCCGTAGGCCGCGCTGTCGGCGACGATGACGCCGACGAACTTGAGGTGCGTCGGGTCGACGCCCTGAACTTGATCGTCGACGCCGCTCTCAACGGCGATGGAGCCGAACGCGGCGGCGGCCTTGACCGAGCGCGAAAGAACCCCGGTCAGATGGTAGGTGTCGACGATCATGCCCGCGAAAGCGGTGGCGCGCGTCGCGCTGTAGGAGGTCTGGACGGCAGGCATGGATCAGGCCTCCTTCTTGACGTGGGCTGTTTGCATGTCGGCCAACATCGCCACATACGCGTCGGCGCGCGCGTCGCCGGTCTGGCGCCGCTGGTCTCCGCCGGCTTCCACGGCCTTACGGAACGTATCGCTGCCCTTGGCGGCGTCTTCGGCGAGGATGTCGAAGCGGGCGTCGACATAGGCGTCCGACTTGCCGTCGACCGACGCGTCGCCCAACAAGGCCTTCACCACGGCCTTGCGGATCGCGGCGTCGGAGAGGCCCTTGGTTTCGACGGTCGGAGCGAGAGCCTTCGCGGCGCCGATGAGAGCGGCGCGATCGGCGACCCGCTTGTCGAGATCGGCGTCGGAGAGCACCTTGGCCTTGAGGCTGTCGATCTCCGCGTCTTTCTTGGCGATATCGGCGTCCTTGGCCGCAAGCGCCTTGCTGTGATCGGCCTTGATCGTCGTGATCTCTGCGTCTTTCGTGGTCACCTTCTCGCCGAGCTTCGCAATGGCCTGCGCCGCCTGCTCGCTCGCGTCGAAGGTGAAGCCGTCAACGGTGACCTTCAAGGTCATGGCTTCTTCCTCTTGCTGATTTACCGGTCGGTTCCATGCGTCCCCGATCCGGCATTCGGGGCCGGCGCGTGCCTGATCGACAAGCGCGAGATGGTTGCCGCGAATCCCGGTCTGGATCGCGTCATAGTCCTGTCCGTCCGGCGTCTTGCCGGGCGTCCAGTCGATGGTGCAGAGATACCCGCAGGAAAGCTCCCGCTTGCCGCCATTGAGCGTCTGGATCGCGTCGGCGTCCATGATGGTGAGCGGAACGCGGATGTAGTCGCCGTCGCGCGCCACCTCGCCGCCGACGAAGCCGATTGCATGCTGTCGCCACGACTTGGCGTCGATAGGCTCTGAGGGGTGCTCGACCGTGATCGGCTTATGCGCGAAGGACGCCAACGCGTCGCCGCTGAACACTTCGCTTTCCGGCCTGTAGACGCGGACCCGGCGCAGCTCCGGCTTGCCGAACTCGCGGCCGAGATAATCCTGAATTCCGGTTCTGGCGATCTTCGCGGTGGCGATGAGATAGCCGTCCTTGGTCAGACGCGGCGCGCCATCGAGCGGCGCGCGATCGGAGATCGCGACGGTCTGCGTCGTCATGGTGCGGTGATCCTGTTTACTTGCGGGCGGCCTTCGCCGCCGCCATGCGCTTGAGCGCGGCGGCTTGGCGCGCCTTGGACTGTTCCTGCATGGCCGGCGCGTCGCCAGGGCTCAGCACCGCCCGCGCCACGCATCGGCAGTTGATCGCCATGCCTGGATGCCCGCCCTCGGGCGGATCGCTCCACTTGAACAGCTTGCCTTCACGCTCCCAATGCGACGGGCGGGCGCTCGGATATTTCCCAACCGGGTTTCCTCTGACGCGCTCATCAAGCGCCGTCGACCAGACGTATTCCGTGACGCCGATCTGCTGCAGGCGGATGCGGTTCAGCTCGCTGTTGAACGTCGCGGCCTGATCACGCGCAATGAAGCGCGCCCTGCGCTCAGCGAACCCGAACCGCTCGGCGATCGTTTTGGCGATACGTTCGTTCGACGCGCCCTCGGTCAGGAGTTGGATCAGCGCCTTTTCCAACGCGGCGGCGGTTTCGTCGGACAGGCCCCGGATGAGGCCGACCGAGCGCTGCATCGCCAGTTCCATCTGGTGAGCGAGATCGCCTTCCTGCAACACCGCGCCCAGATCGATGCCGATCGCCGCGTTGAGCGACCGCATGAATTTCGTGCGGTGGCGCACTTCCTCAATGGACAGCGCCTTGACGATGGTTCGCTCGGCGACATACCAGAGCGCGTCCGCGACCTTGCGCCACGCCGCGCGGAACATCCCCGAAAGCCCCGCGTCCATGATGGTCCTGGGCTGGCTCGCCTTCAACGCAGCCTTGGCGGTCATGACCTCCGGCCACGCTATGTCATTCACCAGCCGGCGCAGCTCGGTCAGAGCGCGCCGCGCCTCTCGCCGGATCGCCAGTTCCAGGTCCCGCCCCGGCCCGATAGGCGCCAGAACATGCCGAATGCGGGCCTTGCGGGGCGCGACGCCGACAGCATCACAGACCAGCATCGGCGGGCGCCCCCGCGGCGGCGTCCCACGCCGCCTCCAGCCCCGGATACGTCCCATCCTCGATTAATTGCGACTTGCGCGCCTCGATCATCGGCTCCAGCGGCATGCCGGCATCCACGTCATTCTTGAACGCCTGCGCCTTCTTGAGCGCCACGTCGGCCCGCTCGGCTTCGGTCGGCGTCCACAGCGGGCCAAATGTCCACCAGACCTTCGGAGAAAGCCTCCCTGTCGCGGACGGGATGAGCGCAGCGTCGATCTGGTCCAGCGCCGGGCGCATGTGGTCCTCGCGGTCCGCGCCGAGCCGATCATAATAGTTCCGCAGGTCGCTTTCGCCCGTCGAGTTGAGCCCGCCCGGCGTCTGCCCCAGCAGCCGCGTCAGCGGAATGTCCGCCGCGCCGGACACCTCTTGAAGGAACCGCGCATGAACATCAGGCAGGCCAGCGAAGTTGATAACCTTCTGTTCGTAATCCTCGCCCTCGCCGAGCAGAAGCGTATTGTTGATGCTCTTGAGCAGGCCCGCGAGCGCGAACCGCTTGATCAGGACGCTCTCGCCCTTTTGCGTCGAGAGCTTGTCGACAAGACCCGGAACATGAACCACGTCGACCTTGGCTTCATAGAGCAGCGATGCGATCACCGCCGAAGCGGACATGGCGTTGCGGATTGGTTCGCGCAGCGTTTTGTAGACGCTCTCGCCCCAGCCATCCATCTGCGCGCCGCGCTCGTCAATGCGCTCCTGTCCAACGAAGCGAACCAGGCGATCGGGGTGGATCGTTGCGGAACCGCTGGCAGCTGCGCCCGCACCGGTGAATTCGTAGGCGACCGGGAGGCCGAAGCCGGGCTTGCGCAGGTCCTTTTCGATCCCTGTCGCGCGCAGGTCGCTGCGGGCGATGACGTGCAGATAAGCCAGGCCGCCCTTGCCGATGCGCGCCCAATCGACGGGCTGATCGCTATCGCCGGGCAAGCCCATGACGATCGCCGCGCCGCCGGTGGCGCGGGCCATCTTCATCGCCAGCGCCATTTTCTGGCGCAGTCCGAGCCGCTTTTCCTCCGTCTCAAGGAGGCTGGCCTCATCCGTCTCGGCCTGCCACATCCGCCACGGGCGGATCACGTCGCCGACCGGGATCGAGACGATCTTGCGGCCCAGCCACGTCGATCCGAACAGCGCGCGGATTTCGACGTCCGTCAACACCTCATCGACGAAGGTGCTATGGGCGGACTTGTCCTTTCCCGCGACGCCGATATTCGCGACGAGGTTCGAAAGCCCGTCGAGCGTGTAGAGCGTTTCGTTGGGCATTACAGCGCCGCCTCATCCCATGGTCGCGGCGCGTCGCCGAGCATCAATTCCGACAGAGCCCAGACAAGGGCGTCGACGCGATCCGGCGAGCCGTCGCCGAGAAATCCTGTTCCTGTCATCTGGCACTGCTGATCTTCCAGCTCCGGCATGGACGTCAGGTGCGACACGCGGCCCTGTTCGTAGAGCGCTGCGACAGGCTCGGCACGCTGCACTTTGCCGCGCGAGGCCGTGACGGACTTGAATGGAGCGGAGCGGTCGACCGACCGGATCACGCTTTCGACCAAAGCCCCGCCGAAATTGATTTCCGCCACGATGCGGTCTGCGTCGAATTCTCGCCATGCGTCGACAACGCGGCGCCCCCAACCGGCAGGCGGGAGGTTGCATGTCCTGTCCGCGAGCACATAGCCGCGGCCATCAACACCGATCCCGGCGACCACGATCCCGATATCGTCGCCGCCGCCATCGCCCTTGGTCCCGGACGGGTCGACCGCGACGACGACACGACGCATTTCCGGCGCGGGGCGATCCTTCGGCCATGCTGCGGCGTCAAACATTGAGCGGGTCCAGAGCGCGCCCGGCGCATCGTCCAGGATTTCTGCGTCGAGTTCCTGCCGCCCGAGCCGCGTCCCGGCGTAGCGCTCCTGGATTGACGTGATGAACGACGCGGCCAGGTTCGCAGCGTTATCGAGCGTCCGCCCGCGCGTGACGAATGTCGTCGGCGACTTGAGAATGGACTTGATCAGCGGCGTCGGCCGCGGCGTCGTCGTCACCATCACCAGCGGGCGAGAACCGAGACGCAACCCGAAATGAAGTTGGTCCCACGCCTCTTGCGCATGGGCGAATTTCGCGAGTTCGTCCATCCACGCAGCGTCATGCTGCGGGCCGCGAAGCTGGTCAGGCTCGGTCCCGTTGTAGAGCGTCGCCATCGCGCCATTCGGCCATGTGAGGCGCCGCTTTGACGGCTCGTATACCGGCCTGTCCCACGGCGGGCTGCATCTCAAGATTCCGCTTTCGCCCTCGACGATCACATCTCGCGCGTCGGCGGCGGTCTCCGCCACCAAGGCGATCCGGCCGTAGCCGCGGCGGACGAGCTCTCGCGTCACCTCCGCCCCGGTGCGGGTTTTTCCGAACCCGCGTCCCGCCAGGATCAGCCATGTCAGCCAATCGCCCGGCGGTATCTGCTGCTCGGGGCGCCCCCAGAACGCCCAGTCGTAATTCAGCGCCGCGAGCTCGTCAGGCGTGAGGCTGTCAGCCCATGCTTTCGCGACCGCCGGCGGCAAGAACCGCAGCGAGCTTGCGTTTGGCGTCATCGGCGGCCGTGTCTCTCACGTCGATCTGCCCGGAGTGTTCGACCTCTTGCTTGTCGCGCCACTCGGCCTTGCGTCGGTTTTTCAGCCAGAAAATGCAGGCGGTCGTGTCAGGCGGGTAGTGCTCGACATAATCGATCACGGCGTTTTCGCCGGTGCGGGGGTTGGCGAATATTTTCACCGCGTCGTGGGAATACCCAACCGCCCTCTGGTAGAGGCTTCGCTCAACTCGGTCGTCGGCGTAGTCCTTCCCGGCCTTTAGGGAGGCAGAAAAGTCGCTGTGCATTGAAGCCCATAGACCAATCGTCCGAACGGCGACGCCAAACGCTTCCGCCATGTCGGCGTCAGTGGCGCCAAGTCGCGCCATCACCGCGGCCTGACCAGCAAAGGCTGGATCATAGACGCTACGCCGGCCGAGGGGCTTTGGGGTTTTCGGCTTTGGGATGGATGGCCGCCCGCGCTTCGACGCTCGGGCGCCGGCGGGATTGCGGGCCATCAGGTCAATTCCTTCTCAGCATAGCCCGGATGCGGGCGGCTTCGGTCTTGGCGTCCTGCGCCATGGTGGCGACGACGAAATGGGCGGCGGGAGCGATCTTTGAGGCGTCGCCTCGCGTCAGCGCCTTGGCGGCGGATCGGATGGCTTGGGCGCGTTCGCCGCAGCGGCAGGACATGGCGGGCCTACATCAACGCTCTCGGGAAAGCTCTCGGCTCCGCGATTATCCTCGCCAGATCGTCCGCGAGGGGGTGGCGCGAGGGGGTGGCGGGCGCAGATGGCTGCGCGGACCGAATAGGGGGCTCGCTGACGGGCCTCTGAGGCAAGGCGCGGCGCTCCACGGCGAACTTACCGGGCCGCCCATAGACGGGCTTCCGCCGGGCGGCGAGGAATGCGGCCGCTTCGGTGGCAAGGTTCATGCGGGGCCTTGGGGATGAAATTGGAGCCGCCCGCCTCCCTCTAGGCCCGCAGGGCACGATGCTGCGCGAGACGCAACACTTCGAGGGAGGCAGGCGGGTTGATGCGGCGCAGCTTGGCGCCGATCTGTTGGTCGGCGCGGCAGGATTCGAACCTGCGGCCTATCGCTCCCAAAGCAGATGCGCTACCAGGCTGCGCTACGCCATGAAAAACAAAAGCCCCGCCGCGGTTGTCGAGACCTGACCGGCGAGGCTTTGGTGGTGGATGAGCACGCTCGCGGCGCAGTTCGTCCGCTGTTTTGACCTCATACGGGGACAAAATTCATTCCGCAAGAGAAATTTTATCTCATCCTCCGTTTTGTTCGAGCGGCCATGCGATGGACCTCCCGCCGCTCGCTGATCATTCCGGCCAAGACCAGCTTCGTGCGCTCCCGGTCGACGTCGGTCGCGGAGGCCTCGCAGCAATAGCGCAGCACAGACGCCCGCGCCTCGGAGGCGAGCGCATAGCGGCGCCGCGATGCTTCGGCGGGGTCCGCGATGGTCAGCGCCTGCCGCTCTATGGCGTCGAGCAGCGCCTCGCCGCGCTCAACAGCGGCGCGGTGCCGCCGCGCCTCCTTGTCGCCCGCCTCGCTATCGACGTCCACGCCCTCGCCGCGATGGCCGGGCTCAAGATCGACGGATCGCGCCGATGAGGATACGCCGAGCGCCGACAGGTGATCGGCGCGTGTCTCGAAAATCTCCGTCGCCTCCGCGAACAACGTTTCGGTCAGGCGACCTGCGAGAAAATCCATCCCCGCCGCGGTGAGCCAGGCTGTCGGTTTCTCGCCGGCCCGCTGGCGCAGCAGCTCACGCATCCGTGCGAGTTCCGCCGGCCGCGGCGTCCGCGCGTCGGCGCGCTCATCCTCGCGCGCCTGGGTGGCGGCGTAGGCAGCGGCGATGGCCGCCGGCGACTTGGCGCGCGACAGCCGGTCGCTCTCGGTGCGCGGTCCGTCCTTGCGGGGGCGGCCGCGGCAGGCTCCGGCCTTCGCCTTCGCGAGGTCACGCATCCCGTCGAATCTCGCCTGGTCCGGATGGCCGGCGCGCCGCAGCGCTTCGGACACCGGGACCGAGCTTGTCAGGCCGAGATCAAGCGCCACGACCAACACGGCGAGGCGGCCCGGCGCGCGTTCGCCGACGCGCACCGCCCCCGCGGCCACGGCGCGCTCGTAGTCGGCGACGATTTTTTCGTCCGCGCTCATCCCGCGCTCCTTTCCGCGCCGGGCGGCAGGGCAGATCGGAAGTAGTTCCCGTAGCCGTTGATCGTCTGGATCGGCGGCGGCATCGGCTCGCCGTTCTGGCGCGACCACGCTTTCCACGCCGCCCAACCCGGATCGTGGCAGCCGACGAAGGTTGGCGTCTCGCCGACGCGTCGACGCGTCGCCGCAGCGTCGGTGGTGTTTCCGCCGCCAGGCCGCGCGCGGCCACGCTCCGCGCCGACGCGCTGCGCTTCGAGCAGCAACTCGGTCAGCGTCGGCGCCCAGCCGTCGCCCGGCCCGGCGACGCCG